CTTCCATGACTTCTTCGCTCATGTAACGAACCTCCAATGGAGTCTGGTTAGTTTATCAAATTACTTGGATTTTTTCTTTTTCTTCTTGCCCTTATGGTATGGCATTGTTGCCTCCTTAGCTAAAAACGCCTCTGAATCTGTGGCGGCAGTTATAGCCCCCGCGCACAACGAACGGACTGCCTTCTCGCTTTCCTGACCATTCGCCAGCCCACGCCCTTTCTATTTCCTCAAGGGTGAGCGTCTTGCCTACGAATTTATCACAATGTTCGCGGGTTTTGGCGTCATTAGGCCCGTAGTATTTAAAACGCTGTGCGCCTGCCTCTAGCGCCATGTTGGTGTTGATGGACGCATCAAAGTCCATCAGGCCATCATGTAACGCAGTAGACGCATATCTGCCTAGATCGGCCTCTACTGAATTACGGATGCGCTCAACGCCCTCTGAGAAGGTAGCGCCCGTGAGCGTGCTTTCGTAGATTTGCTTGCTGACCACCTCGGCAAAGTCATCGCCTAGCGCCTCAAAGCCGTTAAACGTCAACTGCTGTAGCTGACTGACTACACTAGGGTCAAGCCTTACAACGTCAGAGTAGGCTCTAAGCATTGTCTCAGCTTGCGAAGCAATCGCCGCATAATCCCTGACAATCTCATCAACTGTCTCAAGGTACTCTGCTTGGATGATCTGCCGAAGCTGTGTCCTGGCTTCAATGGCCCACTCAAGATCAAAGAGCTTGCCATCTGTCAGGGGAGCGCCGGACAAAAGCTGGACAATCCGTTGCTCCAGCGTGACCAGTGCGCTCGCCATGCGGCGCTGATGCTCCTCTGCGGTTGTGATGACCGCATTAAGATGATCGACATCAGCCGCCATCTACGGGTGACTCTGGCAGGGCGAATTGCCCGACAGCGGCCCTAGCTTGCTCTATCTCCGTGTGGGCGGTGACAAGTGCCTCATCATCAAGGACAAGATCGGCAATTTGCTTATCAACTTCCTTGCGGAGTGTCTCAGAGCGAACGCCACTAGCTTGCACTTGTTGCAAGAACTGCAACTCCTGAGCGTAATCACGGAGATCAAACGAGTCGGGGTAACTGATCTGCACCTCATGAGTGTTATGTTCCTGCCAGTTACAGTAGAAGCCCCACAACTGCTCCTCAGCTAACTCTAGGATGTCGGCTTTCTCAGACAGCTTGGCATTGAGCATCTGGAACTCCGTCTGCATAGCCACACCGCTTTGTGTAAGCTCCTTAGCGCCACGAACGGCACCCATGTGGGTCATCCTATTGATCGCGTCGATTTTGTCCGCTATAGAGGCTCTGATGGCGTCTAGGTTGGCCCCTGACGGTTGCATCTGATAAGGCGTCAATCCTGCCTCCAGATCGTCCGCAATGTTGATGATAGCCCCCGCGCCTGCGCTGGCGTCCGTGTCGTAGGTCTTAACCAGCGTCGGATGGTTAGAGATGCGGATCAGTTGCTCAATCTCACTGAGTTCCGAATAAATCGCCTTCTGCATATAGGCAACGTCTGAGATGTCAGAGATACCGATGCCCCTGACTACCGACCTATTGGCAGGCAGATACACAGCAGGAATGACACCGATGGGGTTATCAATCTCCTCAATGACCTGCGACTCAGCGCCGTCATAACGAATCAGCTTGATTGTGTCTCTGTACCACTCGCGGAAATAGGTCACCGTGGTAGTGCCGTCAACGCGGTGTACGGACTCCCTGACCTTGAGATAGGTTAGCTCATGCCGTCCCGATGGTTGTCGCTCCCAGCGCCAGTCATAGACGTTCTCAGGCGTGATAAGCGTGACGTATGGCCTAAGCCCCTGGGCAAGCTCCTCGGCCCTTGTGCCTGCATTGGATTGCGGCTTATCCACCATGATCCAGACATGGCCGTAGACCGATGACCAAATCTGCGCCTGTCGCATAAAGCTATTGAAGTTCTGACCGTCTAGGTCAGCATCATCCAAGAACGCCTCAAGGTCGGGACTTCCCTCCATGCCCGCAAAGTTTCTCGTTGGGCTGATGCGCCACAAGAAGGAGGAATAGATATGCACCACATTACGGCAGTGGTTATCTATCGGGGTCAACTCTAGGCGGCGGTTGTACGCCTTGCTGTCCTCGTTGAGATATGCCGTGAGGTAGTTGCCCTCACTGTAATCAGCACCGCCCATGTAGCTTCTAAGGTAAAACTCCCAGCGGCCTACGTTGTTCTCGTAGTCTGGGTGCTGGTACTCAATATCATGGTTAATAAGCATCAAGTCCACCGTTGAGGCGCAGGAGCCTCAAATTGCTTGCGGATGGGGAACAAGTAATCGACTGCATACCCCAGCGCGTCATTCATGTGATCGAACCCGTCCTTGTTGACCTGACTGGTTCCTTCCTTGTACGTCTGACGCTCAAGTGACTCAATGGTTTTCTTACACTTTGGGTCAACAAACAACTGCCTCACGCCATCCGCTGATCGCAGTCTTGAGTTGACTGCGTTAATTCTGTCTCTTATCGCTGAGTGCGAGTTTCTAACCTTTACCTCAAAGCCTGCGTTTTGCAGTATCGACAAATCAGTGCGCCCGCCTGCTGATGTCTTGCGTTGGCGGCACGCAGGGTCGGGGTATATCGTAACATTTTTGGTGCCAAATCTCTTGCGTATCTCGTCGGCCATCTCGTCGGTGTTACTGCCGAAGATCACAATCTCATCAAACGCATGGAGCGTGTTGCCCTTACGCGTCATTACCACCGCACTCATCGGGTCAAGGTTAAAGTCCATTCCGATCAATATGCGGTCAGGCTCGCCGTGATAGCGGACTACTGACTGCTCGCGGCTAAAGTTGTAATAGATCACCCCTGAGTAATTAACAAACCGCGCTTGGTACTCCTGCTCAAACGTGCGCTCATCCAAGTCCTGCTTTGCCGCAGTAATCTCATTGGCGTCTACGTTCCCGCCTTGTAGCGTGGTGTACTGATGCGATGACCAGCCCGCGTCCTTATCAACCCCTTTAGTCCAAAGATCATAGAAATGGTTGCGGCCTTTGGGGGTGCCTATGAATATGGCTGACCCTTTGCGGTCTGAGAGTGACGGCCTGATTACCTCAAACCATGCCTCTTTCCGCATATCGGCGAACTCGTCAAGGACACAAAAGTCCAGTGCGCGTCCGCGTAGGTTGTCGGGCTTTTCTGCCCCCTTGAGGCTGATGATAGAGCCGTTAGCCAGATGCAAGCTCAATGCCGTCTCATTGGTCTTGGTGATGTACTCCGGCGGGATCGCCTCTATCAGCATTCCCCAGGCAATTTCCTTTGCCGCCTTGTATGTGGGTGCGATATACCAGCAGTTTCTATCATCGCCCTGTAGAGCCGCCCTGATAAGCTCGACGGCAGATAAGAACGTCTTGCCAAAACGACGCCCAGCAACAACAACACGAAAGCGCGTGTCGTTAGTAAATATCTCAGTCTGTGGCTTTGTTAGATTCACTCAGCCAGCTTGACGACTAGCGGTGGCAGTTCTGTGTTTTCGGGCTGGTTTTCTCGCCACCCTGCTTGAGTCTTGAGGTAAAAGATAGCCGCCGTGACGTTGCCCTTCTGCGCTAATGAGATAAGGTTTGAGCCCACTGATGCTATCGCCTTGCCCTTACCTCTTTTATATGCCTCAAAAACCTCGGGCTGGCGCTCCTCGACAGCTCTTAGCGTGTTTTCTGCTATGCCAAAGTAATCAGCCATTTGCTTCTTAGACAGCACGGAAGCAAGCGCCTCTACTTGGGCCACCTGTGCTTCATCAAAATATACTGATGGACGGCCACCGCCGTCTCCTTGGTTGCCGATCTTAGCCATCAAATGCCTCGCCAGTATCAGCGTGTACGGCTTTCTTGCCTGTAAAGTCCTGCCACCGTTTTATGATTACGTCACAGTATTTGGGATCAAGCTCCATGAGGTAGGCGTTGCGATTCGTTTTCTCGCAGGCAATCAGGGTTGAGCCAGAGCCGCCAAAAAAGTCGACCACCAAATCTTCGCCCTTACTGCTATTAGTCAAAGCCCGCTCAATTAACGCAACAGGCTTTGGCGTGGTGTGGCCCTCAACTCGCTCTTTATCAAAACGCCACACACTTACCTGTTTGCGATCGCCATAAAACGAATGAGAGCCACCCTTCATCCATCCGTACAAGCATGGCTCATGCTGACTTTGGTAATCTGTTCGAGAAAGTGTCAGGCTATTTTTTGCCCAAATAACCATGCTAGAAAAGTGAAAATATTCTCGAAACGTTGAATGGAATATGTCCGCACACTTATCGCTATGAAAAACGTAAATCGCCGCACCTGACTTTGATGATGTAAGATAGTTTCCAAACGCGCCACGCAAAAGCGCCTCAAGCCCGTCTCGGTCATCGTTGTTGATGCCATCGTAATCCACTCCATAAGGGGGGTCAGTAAACACCATGTCGGCCTTGCGCCCATCCATCAGCCGCTCCACAGCGTCAATGCTTGTACTATCCCCACACATAAGCCGATGATTGCCTAGCACCCAAATATCGCCCTCAACCGTAACAGGCGTCTCTGGTGCTTCTGGTACAGCATCTTCATCAGTCAGCCCCTCTACTTGCTCGGGCTGTAGCAACTGCGCTAGTTCGTCAGCGTCAAAACCTGTGAGATCAAGGTTGAAGTCTAGCTCCTGCAACCGCTCAAGCTCTGCGGTCAAGGCTGTAATATCCCATCCTGCATTCAAGGCCAGCTTGTTGTCTGCTATGACGTAGGCTTTCTTTTGCGCTTCGGACAATCCAGCAAGCGTGATAGTTGGCACCTTTGCCAGCCCCAGTTTCTTGGCCGCCATGAGCCTACCGTGGCCTGCGATAATGCCGCCCTTCTCATCAATGAGGATCGGGTTGGTAAAGCCAAACTCTTGGATGCTCGCCGCGACCTGGCTCACCTGCTCGTCGCTGTGAGTCCTTGAGTTATTAGCGTAGGGTATGAGGCCGCTTTGATCGCGGTATTCTATTTCCAAGTTTTTAGTCATTACGCATTGGGGTGCGGGATTGGGTTGGCCCAATACTCTCCGCGTGCCGCTCCTGCTCTGATTTGCCCACTCACTAGATCGTCGGTATCCATTGGAAAGGACTCAACTGTGCCGTCATCAAAGGCCACCAAGTAGGTGCCCTCCTCATTAGGCATCTCGCCAGTGCTTATAGCTTTCCAGTCTATAACCGCAATCTGTCTCATAATAATAGGTTATCAGAAAACAGAGTAGAACGGTCAGGGGTAGCGCCAACTACCCCGACCTCGATGAAGAGCAACGTACCCGAATCACCGTCCTGTGATTGTACAGCTAGCTAGAGTGCCGTGGTTGATTTAATTGCGCTCTATGAGCCCCCCACGCATTCATCAAATCTTTTGACGCCACGGCTCGCCATCGGAGTAACGGGGGTCATTCATGTTTTGTTCCGGTAAATAACTGGCCTTGTGGCTCTCCTAAGCGCAGGCGGGCATCTCACTATTTCTAGTGGAGGCTCTTTTGCTTGACTGAACGGCACAACCGACAGGTCTTGCTGTATTGCCATGTCTTGGCCTGTCCTCTCAGCCGCCTGATGCGCGGCCTGCATTGCTAACTTAACGTCTGCGCTGTCGTGAAACTTTAAAGACAGTGCTGATAAATTCCCTTGTAGTCTGGCCATCCGTTTTCTCCCCCAGAATCT